CATAACGACAAACGAATATCAATCAAATGACATTTTTCCATTTCGTCTTTAATTTGTTGAATAATGTCCGACTTACCAATACCTGGAGGTCCCCAAATAAAAAGTGGACGTTTCTTTTTGAATGCCCTAACGATTGCCTTTTTAGCATTGTTTGGACCAACTTGTCTTACTGCGATGTTTTCCATGTTGTACTCCTTCTATGTTATCTCAGTGCCATACTTAATTTCTAAGTATGTTTATATAATAGCACCGTTATATCAAAAGGTCAACCTTTTTTTTAACTTTTTTTCAAAAAAAATATCTAATAAAATCAAGTGTTTACGTGATCATCTGCCCGTTTTAGTGCTTTGGCAAGTCCATATTTACGGACATCTCCACTAAAAAGATGCAGTTCCATACTCTTTTTTTCACTAGTAACTGTGATACTTTGGTTAGTGATATAATATGGACAGTCTATAAACTTATCCAAAAATATTATTACTTGGGTAGTAATTTTGAAATCGGGTGGAAATGGTATTTCATATGTTTGTAGTTCTAATTTTTCCATTAAGAACATCATACCATCATCGGTAAGTCTAAGTCCACCTGCTTCTTTGGATCTGGTATTTTGCCACCAAAGGGGCATATACTCTGCTAGAGTACTATCTGAAATACCTATGCCTGCCGCCTTTAAGAATACCTTGGTGTAGGTTTCTTTCCAGTTCATTTTATTCTTCTTTGACTATTTGGCCTTCAACTAATTCAACAACTTCAAATTCAGTATTGTTGAACATATCGTTAAGTTTCTTTGCAAGATTGTGTGCATGGCCTGGATTAGAAAATGAAACTTTCTTATATTTAGGTCCTGGATAATTAGTCAGGATATTTGCTGACTTTAAATTAAAAGGTTTGTTTTGATAGAATACTGCCCATATGGCTTTGGCCTGTAGAACTTGCTCTGTTCTATAGGTTTTCTTATTAACGTACTCTAATAATATGTTTGGTTTAGGTCTACTCATATAATTTCTCTTCAATATTATTTATCTCAAAGAGAGGGTTATATACGTAGTTTACTTCCAGTCTGTAGATCCACCATCAACTGTAACGTTGATTACTTCTTCTGTATTATTCTTTTCGTGGATTAATTTTTCAAGATCACCATGCAATCTAGACATTACTGCGCCTATTGTAAATGCAAGGTTTTTTGCTTCGCTTATAGTTAAATTAACACTATTAGATTTGCTATTTTCAGCACCTTTTACACGTTCTATAAACTGTTGTAAAGGAATAGTATTAAGTGGTTTATTTGTTGACACGACTTAACTCCTGTCTCATTTCTAGTTCTGTTTTAAATGGACCACTGTATTCATACTTTTCAAGTGTAACTAATTTAGGGCAAAAACTTTTTACCCAACCTTTTTCAAAGTGTATACAAAAATAACCTGCACAATACAAACTTTTAGATTTTTTACTCTTTGTAAATAATCCAAATTTACGTTTTACATCATACATACTGTTATGTGGAACAGTACTTGTTGGCAAGTCATATATGGTCTTTTCAGGAACACTATCACTAATAGTTGCTTTACTCCATAGTATTGTGCCTAAGTTCTTTTCAACTTGGCCTTTGTTATCATACAAATAACTTCCTGTATCGCAACTATACATATAACGATTATCAGATTCTCTAGATAATGTGCCTAATTTTTCATTTGAATTTTTATCTTCAATAATCCAAAACTTGTTTTTTAAAATTTCATTTGCTTTTAAAGATTTCATTCTGGGTACCTCGCTTGTAATGGTTCAGCATAAGCCTGAGCATTATCGGAAATTCTTTGCAAGTCATATACTGCACAGAACTTCATCAGTCTTAGTCCAACCTGTTTTATAGTTTTAGGTGATTGAGTTGCTTCTTCAATCACGTCTTGTATAATGTGTCTGATGTTACCAGGTTGTGCAGTCAAGTCACACAACGTAACGTTTCTATTGTAATCATCTAACACACGATGTTCTACACCTTCATGATCAACCCAACGTTGTAACATTAGATTGTTCCAGTTGTAACCTTTGGATTCTTTGTCTTCAAAAGCATCTAGTAAGCCTACTTTGTTTTTTGTGCCTTTTACTCTTACACCAGGATATGCACTAAACACATTATCACTAGTGTCACCTCTCATACACTTTTCAAATAGTAACCATTCAGGATTAGGTGCCTCTTTTGCCTTGCCTGTCTTTTTATCAATGATAGGTTCTCTTTTCTTATCATCAAAGTAACCTTCATGTGTAATAATAGTATTGCTTACACCATTGTATTGTGTAACCTTAGGTGAAATTAATTGTGCAAAATCTCCATCTGTAGATACAATTACGTGTTCATCATTAGGATGAAGTTGTATCCAACCAGCAATTAAATCATCTGCTTCTAATTGACTATGTTGTAATACTGTACAATTAGTTTTAGTAGTTACAAAATCTTTAAATGCATCAAACGTTTCCCAGAATACTTTTTCTTCTTCTTGTTGTGACGGAGTAAGTGCATCTCTAAATTCTTGCCTATTTCTCTTGTATGGCTCATAAAAGTCTTTACGCCAACTACGACCTTCTAAACAGAATACAACGTGATCAGCATCAAATTCATGCCAAATCTTTTTTAAACTGTTGAGTGTAATATGAAATGCCATACCTACTTTAGTATCTAAGTCGCCTCTTACAACGTGCCTTGCTCTAAAAAATGTATTTGCAGTATCTATAAGTGCATATTTCATAATAGTTTGCCTTTATCTAATAAGTGTGATGCCCAAGCAAGATGATAGATTTCTTTAGGATGGAAGCCATTCCAACTACTATCATTTAGTAATTTTGTACTTGCTTCTAATCTATTCAATTGTTCCATCTTTTCATCTGTGTTTTGTTCAAAGTTTCCATATGTCTTATAGTGTGCTTCCCACCAACCTGCTTCGTTCATACATGGCAACTGAATACTCATACCATGCATTTTGGCTGTATGTTCTACCCACGGACATTTTACTATTATAAACGAATCGCTAGTAAAGTCAACCAGAAAATTATTAAAGTTTTTCCAAATGATACCGTTTACATTTGTATATGATTTGAGTATTCGATCATATTCGGACAACATCATTTCGTCATACAGTTCAAACCAATCTTTCATTGACAAAATTGGATCAATTGTTTTTTGTTTTGAATATAATAAATCGTATCCTTTAAGATTGGTATAGTAGTCATAATGTTCTGAATTATCTCTACCCGGACTTGTAAGTTGCATTACCACAGTAATTTTTTCATACGCAGTATGATATTCTTCTAGTAATCTATCTAGATCATGCATATGATGTTGATTACAATTACCTGGTACTGCTGACAGTAGCAAATCACTGTCTAATGCTTTAGCCATTATTCCACTGAAGCAATGATCCAATCTATAAAAAAGACTGTCTTTTCCTTCTCCGCTTTGGACACCTTGAAAGTTATCACCATAGGTCCAACTTTCGCCCACACTAATTAGTAAATGAGATTTTTTACGTTTGACTAGTACTTCAGTATTAACTGCACTGATCCAAGTAGGTTGTGTTGCACATTGTCTTGTGAACACTGAATTGTTATTAGTAATACTGTAACTATGAGGTTGTTTACCTGCTAGAACTTCTTTCCATTTACGACGCTTCACTCTTGCCGTCCTCTCTTGGAACGATGTTAATATGACCTGCACCTCTGTTAGGATCATAACCACCTTCTGATAAAACATTTCTAGCAATATCTTTAAACCATGCGTCTACAATTTGTTCGTTGCTTTCGCCTTTATAACCTGCGTCTAATAATTGCTCAATGAATTCATTATTCCAATCGAGTTCGAAAAAACCGTTCTTAATATCGTTTTGATTTACGTGAGTATCTAAAACTGCAACCCAAGGCTTCTTAGCCTTAGTTGCCGCTTTCTTTTCTTGCTCCATAAGTTCACGATGTGTAAGTTCTTTTTTATTGTTGCCTTTAGTTTTGTTAAACATATTCTTAAGTTTGTCCATCATAAGTGCCTCCTAATATTCTCTACATCTTCCTCTGTTAATACTGTTTTCTTACGTTCCCCAGGCGTTTCCGAAGATGTCGACGTGTAGTCTGGGGGTATAGCGCCAGCCTCGCTCCATTGCGAGTTTTGCCACTCCTCGTGTGTTGAGTTGATACTCTTCCGATCTGCCTCCGAGAGGCATGACATAGACTGGAACGTCAATACCGACTCCATTGTATTCCTGTACTGCTCTGGAAACTTCGTCCACATCAGATGCACTAGCCACGACAAACTTGAAATACATAGAAGTACCAGGTACATCAAAGTATGACCTAGCAATTTCAGGCTTGATAGCAGTACTCCAAGGCTCACCTGAAACGGAAAGTTTCGGAGAGCAACTCCAAGTAACTTCGAATCTGTCTTGATCAGTAAGATATTGTGCAAAATCTGGGTGTAATTTTTGTGTTGTATTTGTTTCAAACGTGACATTCTTTAAGTCTTGCATTCTAGGATGTTCAAATAAATCAATATATAATTTTTGCCAACCTAGTAATGGCTCGCCTCCTGTAAGTATAAAATGTACATCTTGCCCGTTTGACATAGTCCATTTCTTCTCTGGAGTCAAACTTAATACATGATCGACTACTTCATCAATGCTTCTATCCATCATATATTTCTTAAACTCTGGATAGATACTTGCATAAGTATCACAGCCTGTATGTATTATAGGCAAGTCCTCAAACTTATTAACTTTATTTAATACTCCATCATCAAGTAATGCCTTCACTTCTGGATTGTACTTAATACCGTTTTTAAGTTTTTCATCTCGCATTGGCTCGTCTTTTGCCAACCCAAAATTCATACAACGAAAGTTGCAACCAAATGTACGTAAAAAAACGGAAGGCACACCAACAAATCTGCCTTCGCCTTGTACACTATAGAATGCTTCTGAATATCTAAGTTTCATTATTCACCTATTTTTGTAAGAGGTTCATTTACATAACTATCGTTGTAATCACCATTGCTATGAAACTGACGTGTGCTAGTATCCTTAACAAGTACACCGTCTTTAATTCTGTACGTAGTGTATTCTGCTTTGATTACACCTTCAGTACTTCTTTCAATATGGTCTTTCATAGGTCCATCTCCAATCATTAAACAATCTCCTCTACAATACCTAATACTTCTGCTAGGAAAAATACTGCACCAGAACACATCATTAAAAATCCAACTTCAGTAATAAAGAAGTCAGTGTACATGATTTCTCCAGTCCATAAGTTAAATCCTGCCCAAGCAAGTAAGCCTGATGCTACAAATCTAAAAATACTCTTAACCAGACTCACGGCAAAATGCCCTGCACCTGGATCTTTTGTTGCTACTTTTTTCATATTAATCCTTTGCAAACTCTTGTTGTAATTTAATGTTATCCATGAATTCTTTCTTAGTACCCATATCTTCATTAAATGCACCTCTTAAGACAGTAGTCTGAGTTAAACTACTTTTGGCGCCTATGCCTCTGTTCTCACAACAACCGTGTGTTGCTTGTAAGTACACACCAACATTAGAACTGCCAGTTGCTTTTTGTATTTCATTAGCAATTACATTGTTTAGTTCTTCTTGTAGTGTTCCACGTCTAGCACACCATTGTGCAATACGTGTATATTTAGAAAGTCCTATAAGTGTTTCTGCCGCAATAATACCTATGTATGCAACACCATTTACTGGTTGATGATGATGTGAACACATACTTTTAATTTCACTTCTAACAACAAGCATACCTTTATAACCATCTTGTACATGGTTAGGAAATGCAGTTGCATTAGGCATTGGCACGTATCTGCCACTCATTATTTCATTAAAATACATTTTAGCAAGACGTCTTGCAGTATCCTTAGAATTAGGATCAGTATGTCTATCAATAATTAATCTGTCAAGTACAGATTCAAAAGCCTCTGTTGCCTCATCGATTAGAATTTCTTTTTCGCCTTCAAAAATATATTCGGAAATATTGTCGCCGGCCCAAAAACGTGCTTGGCCTTTCTGAATACGTTTTGTTATTTCTTCATATTTTTTCAATTTACTTCTCCGAGTTATAGACGTGGATGTCTCCGCGTTTAATATACTTTACAGTATATACGTTATTTAGGTTTTTGTCAAGTTTTTTATGCACTTAGAAATACTTTTTGAGCATTTCAATTTGATCATCATACTCGGCAATAACCTTAAGTTCTTTTTCAATTGATTCCAATACATCAGGGTGTTCACCAACACCTGCGGCATTCTTTAAAAAGATCTCAACATTCATTGCGTGTTTATGAATGTGTCCTTCTGCGTGTTTAATCAAAGCCTCTACTGTATTGTCTCTGTTATATTCGCCAACTTTACTCATTTACTGTTCCTTTCCAAACTGTGATGGCAGATACTTACTTGCTATAATCTCATGAACTTCTTTATTATAGTGTTCGTCATCTATCGTTTTTGTACCAATATTGGTATCCAAGTTTTGTAGAAACCAACTTTCTACATCTTGTTTTGCAACTTCCATTAAGTCGAATTTAAAAAAGTCATTTAAATTCTCAGGAATGAATGTCCATTTATTCAAAGCAAATACTTTGAAACTTGCTCCATTGTTACGACACAACTCCTGCATAATATATAACTCTTTTGCAAACTCACGTTGTGCTTTCAGGCTCATAAGTTCCATCCAAGTTTTTACAGTCATATATGGAACTGATCTTAAATCAGGATCACCCATCATAAATCTTGGATCAAATTTTACAGTAAACTTACAATTTTTTTGAAAGTCTACTGGATAAGCCTGCATGGGAATATCAAATACATCTTGTTCTTTATTATGAATTCTTTTAATCCATAAATCAATATTACCTTTTTTATGTTCTAGTTCGTATAATTCATCTAACGGAATTATTTTTTCATAGTGTTGAGGATAGTGCATACTCAATCTAAATCTATTCCAATATGTATTCTGTACAACAACTTCCTTAATATCATCATACTTTTTAAATAGAAAACTCAACCATTCGCTATATTCCCACCAACCGTTACTAGGATTAGCAAATATAACTCCGTCAGCACCTTTATTGTTTATGTAGTATTCTGCCCAGTTGTTATCATTCCATTTACCACTAAAAGGCCAAGTTTCTAAATTCCAGTCTTGTTCGTTATCTGGTAAGTCACCAACATGATAACCGGCAGTATGACTGCAACCTAATGCCGCGATTCTCATTCTGCAAGTATCCTTTCTTGTGCTTCTAGTATTTCTTCTGTTGTAAAAATACCATTACGTCTATTTGCTTCTTTATCAACATATTTTTGTTTTTCTGGAATGACGCCTCGAACACCACCTTTAGGATCTTTCATGTCGCCTTCACGTCTTGGTATCAAGTGTACGTGTGGATACATTACAGTTTGTCCTGCTTGTTTACCAACGTTTTGTCCTATGTTAAATGCATCACAATACCCACGTTCAACCCAGTCATATCCCCATTTATAAGCGGCAGTGAAACAAGCGGTTAAGTGTTCCCAGTCTTCTAACTTAGGAACAAATAGAACGTGTCCTTCTGTAACAGGAAACTTGTCCTTAAAAACAGTAAATTGTTTTGTATCTACTAATACATCTTTCCAAGGTGTTTCTTCAAATTTCATTATCTTCAATCCATTCTATTACAGGTAATAAAGTGTGTAATCTTCTTCTAGCCTCGTCTTTTGTAGTTGCAGGAACATAAGCAGTACCTAAACCGTTTTGAATTTCTAATCCTATATCACTATTAGTATCATTCTTTGTCATATGAAATACTTCTGTAATCTTAAAAGACAAAGAATATACTTTTGTTCTTGCCGGAAATTTAATCACGTTTGACATCAGGTATCTCCTTAATCAAACGTTTTGGTCGTAATTTTAATGCTCTATTCATTAAATTAATTATACCACCTTTTTTGAATTGTGTCAAGTGATCTTTTCTTTCTAATTCACGTATGATTTCTGGAGTAAACTCTGTTTCAACAAGTTTGATAGGTTCTGTCAATTTTGGTGTAGTAAACTTAACATAACACAAAGGATCGCCTCTTTTGATGTTTATGCTATCACCAATTTTATCAAACACAAATCCCCAACTTATACTTCTTATCCATTTCTGTATATCGAAACTTCCTCCTATAACATTGTTCTTCCATTTAGCATTGTGCATAAAGGGTGGTGTAATTTCCATTAAACATGGAGAGTCTGCAACGAACAAATATTTTAAACTAAATTGAAACATTTGTTTATTAGTATCATAACAGTCTTCTTCTGGGTGTACTGTTATTAAATTTTGTAATTGATGTGTATCTACTTCGTCACTTGTAATTTCTATGCCTTTGTCTGTGCTGGATGCTTTAAAGTTAATTGGACTTTTAAGTACATAATAAGAATTAAACCAAGATGTAAAAGACGGACAATCTATTACACCTCTGTTACTATAATTCTTATTTGTAACTTTAATTTTGTTTAGTTTTTCAGGCTCCATTACAAGTAATTCTGGAATAGCACCTGTCCAACACCAACCAACTTTAATCATAACTTCCTACGTTTTCCCAAGGATAAACTAACCAAACGTCTTCTTCTGCTTTATTAACTTCATGGCAATGATAGTTAGTGTCAGCAAAATTGCTTGACAGATTTTCTGTTAATACTGCAAATCTAACATTTTTACCCCAAACAGTTTCCCATGTCGACTCATTAGGTAAACAAGTAGATTGCCAATCTTCTTTGATCCAATTAAATGTTGCTCCTGTATCATTGATATCATCTACAATTAATATATTTTTACGTAGACTAGGATCCCATCTTGAACCCTGTATTTTTGTTACTTCTGGATTACTATTGTAACCAAATGCATCTTCGCTCATCCAGGCATTAGATTCGCTATCTCTATTATCGTCACGTAAACTTACTTTCAATGCTTCACAACGTATGCCTGTCATGTTACTAATAATAGTTGCTGGCACATTACCACCACGTGTAATACCTACTATGTAGTCAGGTGTCCAGTTGTCTGCATACATATTTTTTACAATCTGTACACACATATTTTCTACATCATTCCAAGTGTAGTAGTGTTTTTTAATCATATTTGCTCCTTGTGGAAATTGCCAAGCATTAAACACTTTCCTTCCTTTTGAAGTTTCCGCTTATGCAATATCTATTTTTTCCGCTTACGTTTTTACCTGTGTAATGTGGAATACTGCTTTTAAAAATTAGTAACATACCTGTTGTAGGTACAATTTGCTTTTCGTATGTGTCTGTGTTTGCAAATACTTTAAAATGTAAATTACCTTGTTTAGGCTCAATATTAGGATAGTATACAAAAGATAAATCACTGCCATGATGATTATGAAATGTTGTACTACCATTGTTTTCAGTAAGATGAGTCCATACCCCTGTTAGTTCGTATTCGCCATACTTGTCTGTAACTATTCTTTCTATTTCATCAGTAAGTAATTTACAAGCAGGGCCATCTGGGTATATTAAATCTTCATAGTGTGTATCTTCTGGATTATTGTCTATTCTATTATCTAATGTATTGTTTATTTCTTCTAATACTTTTGTGTTATCTACATTAGTAATATTAGTTTCAAATACACTTATATTAGCAACACTATGATCTATTTCTTTAATAGGCAAGGGCGGAATATATGCATCTTCATTCCAAGGATATGTTTCTGGATATCCCATTCTAATTGCACCTTGTAGTTTACCATGTACATTTTCGTCATATGCAACAAACTTAAACGTAGGAGTAAACCTATGTGCATCTCGTAAAGGTGTAGCAGTATGTAAGATATTGCTTTTCCACATAAGCATTCTACCTGGAATAGGCGGTATAGCATAAATTAATGGATAATCTTTATCGCCTTCTAACTTACCTTCTTCTTTTAAATTTGTAATAAACTTTGTTTCGCCGCCATCATTTATGTCCCAAGTTTCATTTGCATAAAACATAAAGGTATATGCATCTTCTCTTTCATCATCAACGTGATAAAATGCAGGTTCTCTTGGAGCAAAGATATTTGCGTGTGATCTTTTTAAAATATATCCATGCACTTCTGGACAATGCTTTTCTACAAATTCCCAAAGAGTATGAAATATTTTTGTACCTAAATAATCACCTGTACTCATTCCTGTTGGAGGCAAGTCAACATTATCAACTTCACCAAATAAGTATGGTAAGTTTTTTACATCCATAACTAGTTCATGTAGTTCAGGTGGAATAAACACATCATCATATATGATCATTTTTCCATTAAGAAGTTTTGATATTACTGGATCATTCATCCTTGATTATGCCTTGGGTCTGTTTGTTGCAAATAGATTTGATTTTGTACCCAAATACCATCTTTAACAAATCCCCAATCCTTTCTTTTCTTTGCCATAAAGAACAAACTCCAACAAGGAATTTCATTTCCGTCTTTGTCTTTTGCAAGTTCTAACCAATGCAGATCTTCTGCCTTTCTAAATCTTATGTGTCCAGGTCCTCTCCAAAACTTTCCTTCTGGAGTATGTTCCCAGTATCCGCCTTTTAATATCATAGCACCCCAATCCCATGGATGATCATGTAGTGTTGGTTCATCACTTACTAAAACTTTGTGAAGTGTAACATTAAAAGGAAAGTCATTTCTATCTTTTAAGAATATATAGTAACGAACAAGATAAGGTATTTGACCTGTTCTATCTGTAATAATACGTTTCCTATCCTTAAAAAAGTTAAAAAGGTGCTTCATCTTTATCTTCTTTCTGCGACTTATAGTCGTCTACACATAGTCTATATACTTCTACAAATCTATCATATTGTAGTTTTAATGCAGGATACAAATCAATCATATCCTCAATTCTATACTTACTTGGCCAAGTATCATCACCTGTATCTAAGTCACCAAATGATGGTGAAAAGTCTGTGCTTGTATCAAATGTAAGTGTTGTTCCACTGTTAAGTGCATCTTCATCTAGAGTGTAGTCTGATGGTGCAGTATATGTAATGTTGTAGTCGTTATTTGTAGAAACAATACCGCCAACAGTTGCACCAGGACCTTTGTAAATATCATCGCCTACACTAATAGTAAACGTTTCTTTAGGTTCTTTCTTGGTCATTTATTGCCCCATATAATGATTTACCACTGAAAAACTTATCTTGTAATACTTTTGTTTGTTTAGAAAGTGCAGGCAAGTATTTTTCATAGTTTTCCATGTAGTCTTTAATTTTACTTATTACTGCTTCTCTGTGTTTTTCATAAGACTGGAAACTTTCAGTCCATTCACTTGGATATTTAAATTCATCAAGTGCCATTTCACTGTAACTTAATCTATCAGGAACCATTGGAATAGTATTAACCAATGCACCTTCATACCAACTTATTCCAAGTGTTTCTTGCAAGTTAGCACTAAACACCAACTTTGCTTCACCTAGCAAATTATGATATTCATTCTTTGTAAGTGTTCTTTCTTGACAAATAATTAATTCATAATCATATAAGTGTTCTTTTAAATCTCTAAATATTTCTGGTTGTTTTTCTGGAGCAACTCTGTGTGGAAATAAAATAATATCTTTTTTAGGCATACCTTTGTAACTATCTAAACTGTTCTTTAGATATTCCATAGGCCAACCAACACGTTGTATTTTGCTTTTATCTGTGCTTAATCCTACATAGTTGCCAAATTCTTTAAATGCATCTACAAAAATGTTTATGTGGAAATCACTAGCATAAAAGTTATTATCATAACATTCAAACATAGAACGTTCTGCATTTCTAACCCAAGGCTTATCACCAATAAGTCTTCCTAAAAAGTCCGCAGGATCGTAACTGCCGGCGTGCCACAAGCCACCCACTTTAATTTTAACTCCGAGCAGTTCAGCCATATATTTAAGTTGGATAACAGTAGGATTCCAAGCATCAGTATAAAGAAAGTAATCGCCATCTTTAATTTCGCCATTACAAAACTTCTCCCCAATGATTTCTAGTTGTTTACTTTTGTAAACATTTGTTCCACCAAAGTTAAGAAATGCCCCAGGCGTAGTAGCCTGAGGCGTCTCTCCTCCACTTATAACTTCGACATTAGAGTTAGTTGCACGTTTTAATTGCTTTGGAAGATAGTCTTTCCATTGCTTTGTATAACGTGTATCTACTGCTTCAATGTCAACGATATAAATGGTCAATGCATTCTCCTTTTGTTTCCAAACCTCTTTGGCTTACGCAGTTTGGAAGGATCTAAGTATAATTGCCAAATCTTAGATTTAGTATTATACAAATCTTTTTCATCAAACGTAAAACCATACGTTTGACAAAAATAGCGGTAAGAATCAAGATCGTCGAAAATCTTTACGATCTCTGGATGCTCTTCCCAGTAGGTCTTCATTTTCTGGTTCCTTCTATTTGTAGTATTCAATATGTGCACCGTTCTCTCCGTCTTCGGACACATCTATATGAACTTCTCTTCCAGGATATTTTGTGTTGATTTGATTGTACAAATCATCACTCATCATTTCACAACTCTTATAATCTAATTCAAGTGTCTTCTCCTCATAAAGTTTTTCTAACCATCTCTTGAATTGTATAAACTCGATATCTCTGTCATTGTGTGTTACAGAAATAGCGACTTTAAAGTGAAAAATGTGTCTGTGTGGATAACCTAAAAACGACACATCATACTCATCACCAGTTGCTAGATTAGGATCATCTAATGCCGCCGGATATTTATGGATACCTTCTTTTCTAAAAGTAACCCAAATCATTCTTTTTGCTGTATTCATAGTTTTATCTTTTCTGTCTTTTTCAAACTGTTCTTGTATTAATCTATCAGTTATACTCATAATATACTACCTTTTGCCTTCTTTGTCAACCGGATTATCTTCCTCATATTCACTCCAACTTGTGAATTTCTTACGTTCCAATAAATCGTGTATTTGATGTACCCATACACCTGGATTGGAAAATTTAAAGTCTGTATCATCAATTTTGATACAAGCATTATAGTTTAATTGATTTATATAAGGCAACTTAATGCTTATTTGGCTTATAAAGTTCTGCCTTTCATTGAATCCATTTTCTAGTACCCAATCATGATACTTTACATCATAATCTAAAGTAACCATATACTTCTTATCCAATAAACCATAAACTAGTTCTTCCCAATCTTCTTTAGGAACAAAACTTTGGTTAGCACCTAGATAGATATGATCTACGTGTGTTTCTTCTGCTTTGGCAATAACTTCTTCTAAAGGTCTACAACCTACAACAAATAATGTGTCCATGTCATATGCAGGAGTTCTTTCTACTTCAAACCCTGTGAAATAAACTACATTTTCGTCTACACCTGATGCATAATCTCTTTTCATATTATTATATTAACCTCATAGTGTTGGATTGTCAAGAGCAGATCCTGACAAATCGCAATTAAAAGCAATACTAATTCTATCATTATTGCTAAAGTTATCTTTTACTTGATGATTTATCCACCCAGGAAAACTAATAAGCATTCCTTCTTTTGGTGTCACTGTATATCTTGTACCATTAAATTCATTACCCATACCAACTAGTTTTGGCGGTAAAGCATATTCAGTAGTCTGTGCTGGTGGAAATAAAACCAAATCGCCACAGTTTGTATCTGCTTGAATATAATACACACAGGCTGTAAAGTGTCTTGGGTGCATATGAGTTTCATTAATGTTCTGTGGATGTTCTAAAGGTCGTGTAACATTTAACCATGCTTGATTAACTTTTATTTCACAATCTTCTACTAAACCCCAAAGCATTGTTAACTTCTTACAATGTAAGTTTACTGCTTCAAGTAAATCCGCAAGTTCTTTGTCATGTAAATTTAAGTGACTGCTTTGATTATTTGGACCTGCTTTTTTGTAGGCATACTTCATCAAACTATTATTGTTAATAGTTAGATTCTCCTGCGAAAACGGAGTAGTAAATAATGGAGTAGTCTCCATTCCTACTTCGTTAGGATCTATTGAGTCCCACGGTTTTTTTAACATCTTCGATTGCATCTTTTATCGCCAGTTTTATTTTCTTATGCCTTTGTAATAGTTCTTTGCCTGTCCATGATCTATCTTGCTTACGTTCTTTTTCCATTTGTTCAACTTTTTTATGGTAGTAAGTGAACTCTTTTTCCAATGTGCCTAACTTTTTAGATTTGCGGGCCATTTTCTAGTTCCTCCAGTTTATTGTTTTCTTCTTCAGTAAACTCCTCTGCAGGTTCTGTTTTTGTAGCAGAGTCTGAAGTTTCCTCGAATAGGTTTGCGAACTGTGTACTTGCATTAATAGTTCGTTTACCTGTTGCTCCTCTAGTGCCAATAATTGACATCCAGAATCTTGAAAATTCTTCTATTACCGCATTCGCTTCGTCTCTGTTGTCAGTTGCGAATATTGCCTCCACAACATCACGGAAAAATAACCTGTCAAATTGCTCTTCCACAAGCATTGCCGGAATGATTCCATTGTCGTATTGTCTATTTGCTTCTTGCACTGCGTTGATGTGCATCCAAACATTGTGTCCCATTTGTATTGCATAACTAAAACTATCCCAACTTGTTTTACCTTCCTTACCAATCTTATTTAGATCACCAGGAGCATAAATGCAAACATCTTTGGCTTCTAATCCTTTTGTAATAGGACTATCCAAGAAACTTGTATGTTTGCCTTCTCTTACAAACGCATCACCAAATGCAGTTGTATCTGTTGCAAGTGCCTTATCGTCAATGCTAGGCACCATTCTATACACCCATTTAGTTCTGTCTTTTGTTTCTAATTCACAGTATACTTGACCATTTGCAGTTGCTAAGAACGGCGAAGCACAGTCAAATGTAACAGTAAAATTAGGATTATGATACTTACGTACTGCTCTTTGTACATCTGTAAGTAGTGTTGCCCACTCTAACTTACTTGTACCTAAGAAGTGCATAAAGTCATGCACACCTTTTTCTAATAAGCCGTCAAAACGTAATGCAACTAATCTTTTTAACACTAGATGAATATCACACATATTCTGACCACCCATTGACCAACCATTAAAATGTGTGTCTGGATATTTTTTAGGATCACAATAGTCTTTCATTTGCTGATACCAATCTTCTGCATCAGCATGATTTTCACCTTGCAGTACATTTAAAAACTTACAGTTACCGTTACGATTTTTCATAAAGTAATCATTATTAATACGTGTTGCATTTACAGCCTCTTGATATGTACTGATACCTGTTGCTTTAGCACCAGCAGGAGATCTAGATACCCAAGCAGGAATATCAAGTATCATACCATAGTCCATGTATGCGTCCATCCAAGTTAACACTTGTTCACGTTTCTTTTTTGCTTTAGGACAATTAGGATCCTTCCAATCACCTTCCCACACACCTTTACCAATCTGGAAACCACCCGAGTCACCTAGTAGCCAACTGTTTTCTCTATCACGTTCACGAATCATTAATTCTTTTGGAGCATCTTTGTTTACATCAAGTTCGGCGTGTCCTGCCGAATATAAACTCCAATGATATTGAAACAGTCCTTTATCAGGTTGTAACCAATTCATACTCTCTACATCATTTGTAAAGTGCTTTGGTAAACGACTACGTTCTACATATTCTTCACGTCTTTGTTTGCCAATAAATGTAGCAAAGAATCCGCTTATCGCTGGAAGAAATATTGCGTAATCTTTTTGTTCTTGTGTTAGGTTTGTGTTCATTCTTATCTTGCCCTATAAATGTCAGTTCTATTAATCCTTCTTTTTAATACTCTTAGTAACTCTTCCATTTTATCAATTACATTAATCAAGTCAGGATCTGTAATCATTTTTGTTTGTGTTCTAAGAGCCTCATACTCAGTTAAAGGAATAGAAACCATTGCAGATACTTTAGTTTCATTTTCAAAACTAGCATCTACGTCTTTGTCTTCTACACTTGTCATAAGCCTCCTTATTTGCTTTGAGCAGGCAGTATGTAATCATACGTTGCCAAACCACTGTCTACACTTATTTGCATAGCACCTTGATCTGAAATACGCATTGTCTTATCACCATTTAGTCCAAGTACTGCTAATACCTGTGCTACAGGCCATGCCCATTCATTTTTTAGTTGCCCAGTTATGCCTGGTTGGAATACAAATTCACCTGCGTGTGTACTTGCATCACCGAATTTAAATTTAAGATCTCCGTTGTCAGTCATTACAGTAAACACAGTCTCTTCTGCATTAGCAGTTGCCTGTAACTTAAATCTTTGAATTGACGCGATAGTTGGTTGTACTTCGACATCCCAACTTGCACCTTTAAACTTTACAGTTTTTAGTTTTTCATTAATAATTTCTGCATTCATGAATCTATAATCATTTTTAAAGTCTTTGGTTGCATTTTCAAAATGAATGCCAACTGGAATAGTTGCACCATTTCTTTCAGCAGTAACAACATCAATTGAAGCACCATCCTTGTATTCAGGACATTTCAAATGAATGTCTAACTTATTTAGGTTAGGCATACCAAATGTTCCTTTTAGTTCTACCTGTGCGGCTTTTGTAGTAGCCTGCAAAATAACTGATCTATCTTCTGCCATAGAATCAATACCAGTCTGTGCATCATCACCGTTGACCTTCACAATGTTGAGAAAACCAAGTGCGTGTGTATGTGCAACAATGTCTTGTAATATGTCTTTCATGTTTTATCTCCTGTTAACATATATTAT